TATTTTAGTAAGTCTTGAGGAATTTGACAAGATTCAGAGTTTTTCAGAAAACAAGTTTTCAAAAATTCAACAGGATCAAAAGTTCAGAGAATTTCAAAACAAAACTTTGAACTTATGGAAATAAAACTTCCAGTCCTTAAAACTCAGGATAAAGTAATAGAAAAATTTAAAACATTGGACAAAGGATTTGAAATAGTTTCAAAAAGTATTGAAAATGAGATTGGAAAAACAACAATTGCAAAGGAATTTATTATGCAAGAGATATTTAACAAAATGGAGGAAATAAAATGACTTATAAAGAGAAAAAAAGCTATGAGAAAATATTTTTAGAAGTCTGGGATAATGATTTACTTGAAAAAGATTTACTGATGGATATGTGTGAATTATTAGGGCTTGAAAAAATAAAAGGAAAAGGAAATGGGATTACATTATTCTATTATAAAACTGAAAATGGAAGAACTTTTGTAATTGAAGATGATGAAATTCACGGGACTTTAGAAATTTATGAGGAAAAATAATTAAAATAGAATGGACAATGGCAGTTGAATATTTTTGGTCTTAGGGTATAATATAATACAATATTATACTTAGGAGGAGTTATGGAAAATGAGTATTTATTTTTAGATACAAACATATTTATAGATTATAAAAATGACATGACTAAATTAGAAGAAATCTTGAAGTATTCGGAAAAAAAAGGATGGAAACTCTCAATTTCAATGTATACACTACTAGAATTGAAATCCAATGAAAAATTAATACCAATTATAAATTTTTTATGTGAAAATTTTTCAAGAATTTCTATTATACAAACGGAAATAAAAGGAATGAATAGAAATTTATTTGAATTTAAAAGTATAAAAAAAATTGGAAATGAAGAATGTTATAAAAAAGAAAAAAAAAGTTATGAAATGAAGTGTGTAATTTATTTTTGTGCCCATATGGCAATAATATTTCAAGAAATATTTGACTCTAATAAAATTTTTTCAAGAAAATTTAAAGATTTGAAAAAATATAAAAATTTAAAAGATAAGAATGAGGATAATGACTTTATAAATGAATATTTAGAAAAAATAGTAAAAGAAATATTATTATTTTATAATGGAACTTTAGAAGTTGATAAAAGAATAAAACAAAAAATAAAATCTAAAAGAGAAAGTATGAAAAAAGAATTGATAATTGAAACTCAAAATTCAGGAATAAAAAATCAATCAAATTTCATGATTAAATTGACAATAGAAGTTTATTTAGAAATGGTATATAAAAAAATATTTAATATAAAAGAGAATATAGATAAAAATAATTTTTTAGATATTTTATTTATTGGTTTAGTTGACACAAAGCAAATGTTAATGACAAGAGATAAATGGATTTTAGAAAAAATAAAGAGTTATGGTTATTCGGAAATAGAAAAATATAATATTTATAGTTTGATGGGAGTTCAAAAATTAAATGTTTTTAGACAACAAAGACCATTATAAGTGGTCTTTTTTTGTGTCAAAATATAATAAATTCAGAAAGGAAAGGAAGTAAAATGAACGAAAAAGATATAGACAGAATAGCGGATAAGATACTGGAAAAGATGAGGAATGATAAGGAAATAAAAGCTGAAAAACAACTGACACCATTTCAGAAGACAGAGAAGCTTTTGTATGAGTTGAGATTTTTAAAAGGAGCAATAGATACTAAAAATATACTCATTTCAGAGTTACAAGAGAGTGGGAAATTAATTCAAAAGAGAAATTCAGAAATAAACGTGCAGTCCAGTAAAGTATATCTATCAGAACTTGAAAAAATAGAAAATAGGATTGAAAAACTTAAAGATGAAATTGATAGACTTGCAAGAGTAGTCGAAATGACAGAAAAGGCATTAGAGACTATAAAAAGCAGCAAATATTATAAAATTATAGAAATGAGATATTTTGACGATATGACCTTAGAATTTATTTCAGAAAATTTAGGAATAGGAGTAACAACAATAAAAAGACACAAAAATATGTTAATTAGGCAATTACAGATTATTATTTTTTCAGATGAAGTGATAAAAAATATATTAAATTAAAAAATGGTCTGTTTTTGGTCTTGTACATAATTTTTAATATGTTATAATATGATAGAGTGAGATTTTAGGATTTGAGATAACTTTGTCGAGGTGAGTTTTGCAAACTATACACCTGACTATCAAAGGCAGTATAAGAGCTGTCTTTTTTTTATTTACAAGAAATGAGGTGAAGTAGCATTGAAATTAAATGCAAGACAGAAAGCTTTTTGTGAATATTATGTAGCTAGCGGAAATGCTACTGAATCCGCAATAAAGGCTGGGTACAAAGAGAAATATGCAGGAGTAAATGCTGATAAATTACTAAAAAATACTAATGTTTCTAAATACATTAAAAAAATAATGGAAGAACATACTGATAACAGAATAGCAAAAGCTGAAGAAATATTGGAGTTTTTGACTTCTACTTTAAGGGGCGAAGTAACCGAAGAAGTTGTAGTAGGAGGATTTGGAAAATCAGTAACAGAAAAAATAGTTAAAAATGTAGATTTAAAAGATAGATTGAAAGCAGCAGAACTTTTAGGTAAAAGATATAGGTTATATACTGATAAAGTTGAAGTTGAAGGGGTTATTCCAGTCATGATTATAGGTGAGGACGAACTTGAAGAGTAAGAGAGTAAAACTGCCGGAACTGGTTGGAAAAGGATATAAGGATTTTTGGAATTTCAAAGGAAGATACAGAGTCTGTAAGGGTAGCAGGGCAAGTAAGAAGAGCAAAACGACGGCTCTTTTTTTTATTTTTGCACTAATGAAATATCCTGGGTCTAACTTATTGGTTATAAGAAAAGTATATAGAACTTTAAAAGATAGTTGCTTTGCAGATTTGAAGTGGGCAATAAACAAACTTCAAGTAAATGACTACTGGAGTATCAAAGAAAGCCCACTTGAAATTATTTATATCCCAACAGGGCAGAAAATACTATTTAGAGGGCTAGACGATCCGCTTAAAGTTACTTCGATAACAGTTGAAACTGGAAATTTATGTTGGGCATGGGTTGAAGAGGCTTATGAAATAAACAGGGAGCAGGATTTCAACATGCTTGACGAGAGCATAAGAGGGATAGTGGAAGAGCCTTTATTTAAACAGATTACAATTACTTTCAACCCCTGGAACGAACGACACTGGCTTAAAAAAAGATTTTTTGATGTTGAAGACGAAAATATAATGGCCAAAACTACGAACTACATGTGCAACGAATGGCTTGACGAAAGCGATAAAAAGCTGTTCGAGGATATGAAGAAGAATAATCCACGAAGATATCAGGTTGCAGGGCTTGGAAACTGGGGAATAGTTGAAGGGCTGGTATATGAGAACTGGGAAGAGAAGGAATTTGATTATATGGAAGTGGCGAAAATGCATGGAATCAAATCGGCATTTGGGCTTGACTTCGGGTACACCAATGACCCTACCGCGTTGTTCTGTGGGCTGATAGATGTGGCAAACAGGACAATATACGTATTTGATGAAATTTATCAGAATGCCATGAAGAACAGGGAAATAGCGGAAGAAATAATCCGCAAAGGGTATGGAAAGGAAAAAATAACCGCCGACAGTCAGGAGCCGAAATCAATAGACGAGCTTTATGACTTAGGGCTTAAGGGAATAAGGAACTCAAGAAAAGGTAAGGACAGTATTAATAACGGAATCCAGTACATCCAGGATTATAAAATCATAATACATCCGAGATGTGTGAATTTCATTACCGAGATATCAAACTATATGTGGGACAAGGACAAGTTCGATAATGCGGTCAATAAGCCCGTGGATGATTTCAACCACTTGATGGATGCGATGCGGTATGCACTGGAGGATTACACGAAAGGCCCTACATTTTCTTTTGATTAAGGAGCTGAAATGTTTGAGTTTATAAAAAGATTTTTTAGGAGAAAAGATAAAATGGAAAAGGATAATATAAGCTTATCTGAAGTTGAAAGCATCATAATGTGGTATTTTTCAAGTGAGAACTACAGAAAGATGCTTGATGGGAACAGGTATTATGCGGGGGAACACGACATACTGAAAAGGAATAGAACGGCAATAGGTGATGACGGGAAACTGATAACAGTTCACAACCTGCCAAACAATAAGATTGTTAATAATCAGTATAAAAAACTGGTAAAGCAGAAGGTGAACTATATAGCATCCAAGACACCCAGTATAAGTACTGACAATGAGAAATACAACGAGCTGCTAAATGATTTATTCGATAAAGGATTCCTCAAAACGATTAAAAGGATATCCACTGATGTATATAATAACGGCATCGGCTGGCTATTTTTATATGTCGATGAGGAAGGAAATTTGAAATTTAAGAGGATTAATTCGGTCGAAGTTATCCCTGTGTGGACTGACAACGATCATACAGAACTTAAATATGCAATCAGAAAATATGTCAACCAGGTATACAGGAACGGAAGATACGAAAAGGAAACGCATATAGAGTTATACAAGGACTCAGGAGTTGAATATTACATACTGAACGATAATAAGCTTAACCTGATTGAAAAAAAAGCATACCTGACAGTTGACAATAAACCATATAATTGGCAAAGAATACCGCTTATAAGTTTCAGGGCTGATGAACTGGAGCAGCCTCTGCTTAATAGGGTGAAATCACTGCAGGACGGACTTAACGTGCTTATGAGTGACTTCATGAACAATATGCAGGAGGATAGCAGGAACACGATACTAGTTATAAAGAACTATGATGGTGAGAACCTGGGTGAGTTCAGGAGAAACTTGGCAACATATGGAGCCGTAAAGGTCAGGGAAGAAGGAGAAGTGTCAAGCTTACAGGTAGAAGTGAATGCAGGAAACTATGATGCGATAGTTAAACTTTTGAAACAGACAATAATCGAAAATGGAGCAGGATTTGACAGCAAGGCCGATACACTTGGGAATAATCCAAATCAGCTTAATATTCGTTCGATGTACTCTGAAATTGATTTGGAGGCGAACGATTTTGAGACAGAATTTCAGGCAAGCTTTGAAGAACTGCTATGGTTTGTTGCAAACCATTTAAAGAATACCGGGCAGGGTGATTTCCTTGCTGAAAAGGTTGAAGTTGTGTTGAATAGGGATATTTTGGTTAACGAAAGTCAGGCAATAACGGACATCAAAAATTCAGTTGGAATAATATCTGAGGAAACAATACTCGCCCAGCACCCATGGGTGACAGATGTTCAGGCAGAACAGGAAAGGCTGAAGAAGGAACGTGAGGAAAAAATTAAGACTGAAGACTATGGGGGATTCGGAGAGCATAACCACTCTGATGATATAGATGAGTAAAAATAATTATTGGCAGGACAGATTTATCGAAGAAGAGGAACGGCTTAACAAGATAGCGGGAGACGAATTCCGGAGACAGCAACTGGAATATGAGAGGGCTATATCGAGGCTGAACAAAGATATTGAAGTGTGGTACAACAGAATAGCTAAAAACAACGACGTATCTTTGTACGAAGCTAAGAAGATGCTTAATGATAAAGAACTTAAAGAATTTAAATGGACACTTGACGAATACATCAAGTACGGAGAGGAAAATGGAATCAAAAAAGACTGGAGTAAGGAGCTTGAGAACGCAAGTGCGAGAGTCCATATAGAACGGCTTGAGGCTATGAAACTTCAGGTAAGAGGAGAAATAGAAAAGCTTTATAATGGCCGTGAAAGTGGATTCGAAAGCTATCTTAAAAATCTTTATAAAGACCAGTACAACAGAACAGCTTTTCAGATAGCTAAAGGAACAGGAGTAGGAACTAACATATACAGTCTGAATGACAAGTTAGTAAATACGGTTATTAAAAAGCCATGGGCTCCTGACGGCAAAAACTTTAGCGACAGGATATGGGAAGATAAGGACAAACTTATAAACACTCTACATACAGAAATGACGCAGGCATTTATCAGAGGCGACAGTTTAGAGAAACTGGCGGATAAAATTGCTGAGAAAATGAAAGTGTCGAAAGCAAATGCATCAAGACTTGTGTATACTGAGAGTGCAGCGTATTCAAGCAGGGCAAGGCTTAAAAGCTATCAGGATTTGGGAGTAGAAAAGTATGAGATAGTGGCCACACTGGATAACAGGACATCGGATATATGTCAAGAAATGGATGGCAAGGTATTTGACTTAAAGGATTATGAAGTCGGAGTCACTGCGAATCCGTTTCATGTCAGATGTCGTACTACTACAGCTCCATATTTTGACGATATGGAAGGCGAAAGAGCCGTAAGAAATGAGAAAACAGGAGAAACGGAGTATGTTCCAGCGGACATCACGTATAAGGACTGGAAAGAAAAATATCTTGATAATAATTCAGAGCTAACAGATAAACCGAAAAAAACATCTAAAAAACATAAGACACTTGATGACATTAATTCAATAGAGGAGATGGAGGAGTTTACAAAATCGCAGAACTGGTTTTATAAAAATGACAGTTTTAATTCAAATGAACTGCTTTCTTACGATGGGATGGAACTCGAAGCTGCAAAATCTGTTCATAAGACTTATGAAAAAGTATTTGAAAGATACCCTCAGATGAAAGGTAGATTGGCCGCTTTTAACACTCATAAACTGAAAGATTCAAAGCATTTTGCAAACTGCAATATTGGGACAGGTCAAGGAGGGATAACTTTTAATAAAATTTACTATGGTAATCTGGATAAATTTAAAAAACAAATAGCTAAACTTGTAGAGAGAGGATATTTTCCAAAAGGGACAACCTGGGAAAGTATAACAATGCATGAAATAGGACATGCAGTTGATGACTTTCTCTCATTTAATGCGAAAGTTTTAGGGGAGCTTCCTAACAAAAATATAGCATCAAATTTAGTATCAAGTAAAATAAGACCTAAAATATTTAGAAAATTAAAATTGCAAATTGGAGATATAGCAGAAAAATTGAGTGATTATGGATCTACAAACGCCCAGGAAACATTTGCAGAAGCATTTTCGGAGTTTATGTCAAGTCCTAAACCGAGAGAACTTGCAAATGAATATGGTAAAACAATTGATGAAATGTTTAGTAAAATAGAAATGGAAGACAGTTTTAAAGGATTGGGTTCAGGGAATAAAACAGTTGTACTGGAAAAAGATGTGCGTTATAGGAAACTTGGCAATATAAAAAATACAGGGTATAATAATCCTGTAGACCTGTTAAGAAAATACGAACAGAAAATAGTAAAAAATACGTATGAAAGTGCGATGGTAATAACCGAAAGTGGAGAGATTTATGTGGCAAAAGGTGACGCGAGTTCGATATCCCTACATAAAATGAGTATACCTTATAAAAATTCATACATTACACATAATCATCCAGAAGGATTACATGAATGGGGGTTCAGTAATGATGATTTTACATTTTTTACTAATTACGAATTAAGATATATGGCAGCGATAGATGAAAAATATATACATGAATTATCTAGAAATATGTTTGAAATGAAAGATATCGACTTAAATATGGATCCGCGAAAACTTGAGAATGTAAATTTTGAAAATGTCGCAGAAGTTTTTCAGGTGCAAAAAGCTAAGGAAAAGAAACTGAAATATAGGAGAAAAAGACATGTTGTCAAAAAAACACAGGCTTTATAAAGCTTTCAAAGAAATGAAAAACAAAGAAAAAGAGATCCAGAAAAAGAAAAATGAGATATCCTGGAAAGGCTTGGACAGTCCTTTCATAGAAACTGAAATAAAGTTACACAGGGATTTTTTCGAATTTATGATGGAAGTTCTTGAAGAAGAGAAGGATTTAACATTTAAAATTTCAGATTTAGAGAAATTGTACAAGAGTGATAAAGAGTAGTAATAATTCAGGAGCGGTTTAACGACTGCTCTTTTTTTATTTCGCCTTTTTTTTGGATTTGAAGGCGTAAAAGAACAAATCAGATATGATTCCGCTGACATACAGCGTAAAAAATGAAGGAGTGATTATTTTATGAACAAAGAGGATCTGTTAAAACTTGGATTGACGGAGGAACAGGCTGAAAAAGTATTGTCAGCAAATACCGAACAGCTGAAAGGATTTATCCCAAAAGCAAGATTTGATGAAGTGAATAATGCTAAAAAACAGGCTGAGAAAGATTTATCCGAAAGGGATAAGCAGCTTGAAACTCTGAAGAACAGTACTGGGGATGTTGAAACTCTTAAAAACACTATTAAGCAGCTTCAGGATGAAAACAAGGCATCGAAGGAGCAGTATGAGGCAAACATATCTAAAATAAAATTAGACAATGCCATTGATAATGCACTCGGAAATGCTAAGGCTAAAAATTCAAGGGCTGTAAGGGCTTTACTGGACATGGAAAAGATAAAGTTTGAAAATGAGACTTTATCCGGACTGGATGAACAGTTAAAAGCATTGAAAGAGGCTGAGGATTCAAAGTTCTTATTTGAAGAGATTAAGGAACCTGCCAAACCAAGTTTCAGTGGTGTAGAACCAGGGGCATCAACAGGAGAAACAAATCCAGGGACAGGTGCACCAGAAACGTATTCCCAGATGATGGCAAGACTGGGATAGAAAATAAAAAATTAAAGGAGGAATAATTTATGCCAGCAGCAATTTTTGATTCAAAACAGTTTAATCCTGAATTATTCGGGAAGTATTATGAGACAATTCCAAAACTTAAAAGGAATGAATTACTGAAATCGGGGGCTATTAATAATGCTCCTCAGTATAAAGCAATGATGGAAGAACAGACAGGAGGAAACTACATAACAGTACCTCTGTTTGGAAGAATAGGTGGAACTGCTGTAAACTACGACGGGAAGACAGATATAAATGCAACAGCAATGGACACATTCTCGCATTCAAGAGTGGTAGTAGGAAGAGCCAACGGATGGATAGAGAGAGACTTCTCGCATGACATTACAGGCGGAGTAAATTTCATGGATCAGGTAGGTAAGCAGGTATCGGACTACTGGGATGACCTGAACCAGGGGATATTATTATCTATACTTAAAGGGGTATTCTCAATGACAGGTACAGATAATGAAAAGTTTGTAAACGAACACACTTATGACGTGTCAAAAGAAACAGATGCGGCTAAGCAGGTGTTCAGTCCTACAACTTTAAATAATGCATTACAGAAGGCTGTAGGTCAGAATAAGGCAAAATTTTCAATCGCAATAATGCACTCACAGGTTGCAACAAATCTTGAAAACCTTCAGTTGCTTGAGTATCTGAAATACACCGATGCGAACGGAATACAGAGAGACCTGACACTTGCAACATTAAATGGAAGAACCGTATTAATTGATGACTCAATGCCAACTGAAGAAGTTGCTAAATCAGGAACCAATCCAGCGTACATTAAATATACTACTTATGTGTTGGGAGCAGGAGCATTTGAATTTACTAATGCAGGAGCAAAAGTACCTCATGAGATGCACAGAGACCCGAAAGTCAATGGTGGACAGGACACGTTGTATTCGAGAGAAAGAGTGTGTTATGCCCCTTATGGAATTTCATTCACTAAATCAAGCATGGCAACGTTATCACCAACTGACGCCGAACTTGAGATGGGAGCAAACTGGGAACTGGTAAATGACAATGCTACAGGTACAAAAACATACATAGATCATAAAGCCATACCTATTGCCAGAATAATTTCGAGAGGATAGAGTGATGGCTATGGATTATATCACAGACATCAGGGAAGATGTTAAAAAATATTTAAAGTCGCTAGGCTATGAAGTTGTAGATGGCGACTTATTTCTATTGGATAACTCCATTCAGACTGTAAAATACGAAATTGGTAATAAAACTAATCAAAAGAAAGTTCCTGAAGGGCTAAAGTATGTATGGATAAACAGAAGTGTGGCGGAGTTTTTAAATTTTAAATTGAAAATAAATCAGCTTGATATTCCGAGTTTAAATTTCAACCGTATCGCAAAAGAGATAAGCGAAGGGAAAACAAAAGTTGTTTTTGATGACAGTAAAACTACTGGGGATAAGTTTGAAGTGTTTTTGTTGGGTATGTCAACTTATGGCGAAAATGAGATTTTAAAATATAGGAGGCTAGTATGGTAAGTAATATTTTAAAAAGTGCAAGAGAAGCAATACAATCTATGTGGGACGGACTATGCACAGCTTTTGAGAGACAGAA